ATATCACACAGTTCTCCATATGCGAACCCCTAATTTTCCATCCTCTACTCTGACCTGACTTTCAGTCTGCCAACCCTTCGCATCGGTTATTTTTTTGGCTTGCTCTATCGCCGCCTGGGTATTGACACACAAGATAAACACAGAGGAACTTGTTACCATGTCATCCCAATTAACTATAATCCTTACCCCGTCAGGGCTGAGATCATTCGTCTTCAGTATCCCTTGTCTTATTCTCATTCTCTATCGAACAGTCCACAGCTATTACCCATGTTGGGGGTAAGTTCATATGCGTGCCCCTACTTAGACGCATCTTTACTTTAGTAGCGCCCAGCTTGCTTGTAAGGTCATGTATAAACGAGTTATAGTTTATTTGTTGTTCTCCGCACCATAGCTTTAGTGGTTTCACAACAAGGTACGCACGTTTCAAATCAGTCTCGTATCGTGCAACTAACTTACCCCTTGGGAGCGCCTCTGGGATAACGAGTGACGTAACACCGTCATCTTGCTTACGGAGGTCATCAGTGCTCTTAATCCACAGCACATTGCTCCAATGCTCATGTATGTAATCGTTTAGTGTTTCTTCGACAGATATGCTCATGTCTGCTACCTGACGCTTGTTCTCTTTTAAACGCTCTATAATCCATGAGAAGACCTTTGAGGTGTCATATTGGATAAGCCCTGCACGTTTTGCCATTATCAGTCCGACAATCGTAGAGGTTGCAAGGACAGACCAATAACGGTTCTCAGCAGTTAGCCGTGCTTTGCGATCTACAACCTCTTGCACTTCCTCAAGAAGCTTAATCACTGCATCTAGGTTATTCATAATATATTGGATGTAGACCTCACCCGCATGACCGTAGTTATTCTGTATGGCGGTGCTAAAAGAATCTGTTTCTTCTTTTGTTTCAAAGTTTATACGGCTCACCCTACATTCTAGTATTCTCTGTGCCTCTGCTTTTGGCATGGCTTTTATGATACTAATACGCTCTACAATGCTTGTGTTTCCTGTAGTTACAGCGAGTAGCTTCCAAGCATCGCCACGGGCACGTTCTGTGTTACTACCGCTAGACATACGTCCACGTTGGCGGCCACCCGTAAGTTGATAGGCAAGGTTTGATAACTCCTTACCGTGTGTGTTCGTCAGCTCATCCATGTACAGAGGTAAGTTATGATACACCTCACCACGATTCATCTTTGTGTTAAAGGTATCTCTTTCATGGATAATCAGGTCATCAGGGTTACCCCACACAGATATACCTGCTGACATTGCGGTGGTTTTACCTACCCCTGACTCCTTACTGTATATATGTAATCCTGCACAATGTATGGGTAGAAACTGCATAAGAGGAGAACCAAAGGATGTACCCACTACAAATTGGTGTAGTTCAAAGTCATCTCGATTGTAAAAGTTTATCGCTTCCTTCCAAGCATCTAAAGAACCCTTTGGTTCGAACGAGGGAAACAACCCCGCAGTCTGGGAAGATGGTGGATTAAAATCTACCTTGTCTTTAAATATCTCTTGGTTACCAAGTATAAAAGACTCACAGGCGTCGTTAGCCCAACCAAACTGCCTATGTGCTTCATCCGCTTCTTTCTGTGACTGTAATTCGTTTACCCATGTTGTTGTGTATTGCATTAATTCATCCATCCTCGCTACTGCTATGCCTTGCATAGACAACTGTTTACGTAGTTCTTCCTTGGATGTTACTGCCGTAAGCGGTACTGTGAACTCCCTTATACCGTCTTTTGGGAGATGTAACCGCATAACGATAGCCTCTCCAAGCTCTACATCCCTAAGCCTCCTAACAACGTACAGGTCGTTATGATATATCTGTCTATGTTCTTCCTCCCCGTCAGCACCTCTGACGCTTACATATATACCGCCATTCTCTCCCCTAAAGTACGGTGCGGGGTAATCTGGTATATCTGGAGCGCTCTGCGCCTGTTTAACCACACGACCTAATGTTATAGGAGATTTTATCTTGCCCCAATGTTTACAGTTTGTACAGACATCAGGGTTATATTCATCAAATCTATTGCAAAGGTACGGCCCTTTTATGAGAGATACCTTATCTTCTGTTAACTTCTCATCGTAACCTTCATGCCCTTTGGACATCAGTTCTATAGCTTTGTCGCTATCAGCACAGAACTTTGCTATGGATAACCCTGCTCTCCACATGGGCTCGCTTACAGTTTCTCTGTTCTGTATTATATTCTTTATCTGTTCGCACCCATTACCCTTCACAGTCTTAGATAGTATGACCTTAAACTCAGTATCAGAGTTATCCATAAACAAAGAAGCTACAGAGTTAGGCGTCATTTTCTTAGGTTGTGGTATAGCTTCCCCACCTAACAACTCAGAGAACTTATCAAAATCCACTAACTCATTTGTAGGCACGCCAATAAAACTTACTTCTTTTGCGACCCCGTTCTTATAGTTATGTGTGTTTGGTACGCGTAGTATCCTAGCAACATCGGCTGTGACCACAGGGTCAGCCAGTAGTTTATGATCTGCACATAGTTTCTTCAGACGTGTTGCTATAGGTAACCAGTCGTCAATCACCACTGATTCTGACAACAGCCAGTACACATGCACTCCATTACCAGAACTCACCATAACAGGTTTAGGTAAAGATAGCGTCTTACAAAACCGAATCAGATCTGTCAGCGCATCCTTCTGGGTAGGGTATTCCTTACTCGGCCCACAATCTAGGTCAAGAAAGAATGACCTGATGTTCTTTACGTTATCTGCTTTACGTGATTGGCCTGTCTCAAACGTGGACAACCCAAAGTATATATCAAATCCTTGCTCGTCTAGGTCTTTAGACGCGTCTACAACCGCATCTATTGAGGGGTATAGCTTCTGTATCCTACGCTCATCGCTAAAAGCACATACGCAGTAAAAGCCGTCGTCACCTAGTATCCTCTTTAAAAATGTTTTTGTTTCCATAATATCCACCCACTAGTGCCGAAAGACACCACGACTGGACATCGGCAGATATCCTTTTCGGTATAAACCTAGTCGTGGCGGAGTTCCATTGAGACTTAATCGTCCCAAGCATCGAGTACGGAACTCAAGTCGTCTTCCGCCGTGGGTGGTGGTGGAGCGGGCTTTTTAACAACTTTCTTTGGTTCTTTTACTGGTTCTTCATCAAAGTCATCTACAGGTTCAGCAATGCTTACCACGTTAGACTTCTCAGCAGTCTTAGTAAAAGGATTAGCATCTTCTATGGTGAAGCCACCATCTACTTTACCAAACGGATTGTACTCACTTCGTTCAGAAAGCTTGATAACTTGTACAGCACGTAACCTTAAGTTTACAGAATTTTGACCGTAACCTTTATACGGGTTAAACTGCACGGCAACATTGACTGTACTACCTGTCGTTAGTTGAAAATCAGCAGGTAACTTGTTACCCTGGGAATCTAATTGCATAGGAGGTTTAGATAAACCCGAACTATACTTACCTTTTAGGTTAGCTTTGTAGGTATAAGTGCCATCATCATCTTTAATGAAAGGGTTTGATAGTTTCTCATCCCAGTCTTTCTCCCTGTTAGCTTGGTAGCTTTTTGACATAGCCATAAACAATTTCTTCGCTGTCTCGTTATCCATACGAAACTGTATAGAATACTCTGCGTCTTTTTCTGAAGGGTCACAGGGCATACTTCTACCTATTGGCTTTGGTTTAAACACATAGGTGGTGTCAATTTTAGGCCATAGGGCTTCTACATTCTCAATAATATACATCTCAGTCATTTTTCGCTCTCCTTAAGAGGTTTAGGGGTTTTATATATCGTCGTCTAAATCAATATCAGCAACGATATCGGTTGGTTCTTCGAAGTGTTGCTCCCACTTATTAGCAGGTTCACTTTCTTTCTCTTTATTAGTTAAAGCATGAGACACATCACTCACGTTAAACCTATAAGTATTACCTATTTTAATGTAGGTATCTTTAGGTATGTGGTTCTGTCTTACCCACGCTCGTACAGTAGATATGGAAACAGAGAAATGTTTCGCCACATCTTCGATTGGTACAAATGGTTCACTCATTATTTCTTCCTTACAGAAATTACATATTCCTTATCGATGTTTAAACCATCAGGAACTGTGTTTGGGTTTTCTTCTAGGAACTGCTTAATATTGCTCGTGTTAAGACGCTTGTCAAGAAACTCTGGCACATTATGCTCTAATATAAATTTATGCATAGCCTCCCAATCGCTTGTCCAATACTTCGTCTTAGTAGATCTAAAAAACAATCCCGCAGAAGTTCTTACGCTTTCCAAACCGTGGTTCTCACAGTAGTCAAGCAATGCTCGTTTGAGAACGTCTTGTTGTCTCACAAGTTTATCGTCCTCTGCCTTAAATTTTGCTGATAGCGCTGACCTCTCGGCACGTATCTTTATGTATGCACTGGTCATCTTTTCAGCCGTAGCGTCGCTCATTATACTCTCCTTTGCCTATCGAGAATTTATATATAGTATCTATTGATACGCTAGTCAAGTACCTCGTTGTAAAGATCTATCAACTTTGTGTGAACGTTGATTCTCTTATCTAATAACCTGTAAACGTGTTTTTCTGCGGCAGAACCTTGGAGTTGCACAACGGTAGATTTATGTACCTGTCCTGACCTATGCACCCTAGCGTTGGCTTGTTCATAAGTTTCTAGCGAACTCGTCGGCCCCCACCAGACCACTGTGTTAGCGGCTGTTAACGTGACACCATGTGCGGCGGCTTGTGGTTGGATTACCAGCACACGTGGGTTCGGGGTTGTCTGAAAGGTTCTGAATATCTGTGTTCGTTGAGGTGCAGATACATCGCCACGTATAACTTCAGTTGTTATACCCTCTGACCGTAACTTGTCTGTTAAGATGTCTATGACATGCTTAAAGGGTACAAACACTAAGATCTTTTGACTTGATTCGTCAATTACTTCTCGAAGCACTTTGTATCTATGCTTGATATCAAACTCTAGTGTAGACCCATCATCAGTATATACAGCCCCTGCCGATATCTGTAGGAGTTTGTTCAGACTTACCGCCGCGTTCATAGCCGTGACCTCTGCCCCTGTAATCTCCATTACTAACTTGTCTTTGAGTTGTTTGTAGTATTTCTTCTGTTGCCGTGTGAGTTCTACCTCACGCTTTACATACACCATTGGTGGTAAGTCCAAGCACTCTTCCTTTGTAAACCTAACCGCAGGTTGTAGTGCTTTGAACACGACCTCTGTAGCATCGGGCTTGGGTCTCCATGTAAACTGAGATACCCTGTGCATAACTTGGTCTTTGAATGACCCAAAGAACCTTGGCACTGATCTGGGGTTGACCATCTTAGCTAGACCATAGGCATCTGTTGGAGCTTGCGCGGCGGGTGTACCTGTCATCATCCACAGCCATGTATCTTCGTTAATTAGCTTGTTCAGTGTCTTCCAACGTGTCGTTTGTGCGTTCTTATAGTGGGTCGCTTCATCAACAATCACTAGGTCAAAGCCACCTTTCTTTATCTCATCAGCTACAATAGCAACGCCATCATAGTTAATGATTACATACTCAGACCCTTCTTCAATAATCTTTTTACGTTTTGCCGCCGCACCGTGAGCCACGGATACTGTCCTGTGGGT